GGCGCATTAAGTCCAACAGCAAACAACTGGAACATCTTAGGTCTTAGTGGTTCTAAGACATCTGGCTCAGGAAGCACCCTTACAGTTAAGTCTCCTCCTTTTTCTCAGGTCGGAGCTAGTGCTACAAGCTCATTGAACACTGGTGAATTTGTCACAGCTGCAGTGACTCGCACACTTCCTGTTTCAGCAGGTCTAGCTGATGGGGATTTATTCATCTATGTTTGTACTACGGCTAACGCATTAGTAATTCAATCTGTAGGCGCTCAGAAAATCAGAATCGGTTCTGCAATATCTTCTGCTGCAGGAACTGCAACTTCTACTGCAATTGGCGATTCATTAACACTTCGTTTCGATGCCACCGATGGATTCTTCTACGCAGTTTCTTCTGTGGGAACATGGACTTTAGCATAGGTTTAAAATGGCCGCAGGTAATGCTCTAAATATTGGTACAGCAGGTTATGTTGTATTCGACGGGACTTCAGTCTTCTCAGGGCGCACATTCCAGGCAGGTTCTGGGATATCTCTTACAAATGCTTCTGGAGTAGCTGGAAACACTACAATATCGGCTTCTGGCGCAGCTCCAAATGGCACAGTAATGCTTTCTGATGATTTTATTGGTACTGGCAATGGATCAGGCGGCCTTACTGCTAACTATACTTGGCAACAGGGTGATATTTTATGGTCAGGATTGCAAGCCTCAGAAAATAATCATCCAGGACTATTACAAAACCAAAACTTTGCAACTACTACAGTTTTATTTTTAAGAGACACCACTCTTACAACTCAAAATTCTTTTATTTTAGGTGGGGGTGTTTTAGTTGTTGATTGGGTTTTCAAAATTGTAAACTTATCGGTCGCAAATCCTAGATATACTATGCAATTAGGTCTAGGAGATACTGATACAGCAGATCAAGTGAATGGTTGCTATTTCGAATATTCCGACAACATTAACACTGGACAATGGAATTTAAAGACCGCTAACGCATCTACACGTACAACCACAAGCACTGTTACAGCAGTCACAACCGGTTGGCATCATGCAACCATCACTGTTAATGCCGCTGCAAGCTCTGTTGCATTTGTTATGGATGGAGTTAGCTTAGGTAGTATCGCTACGAATATACCTACAACAGGAATTAGTCCTTTTTTTTCACTTGTACGAAACGTTGGAACTGTGGCAGCTGGAAGCATTATTGTAGACCTTTTCTACCTAAATCAAACGTTAACAACGCCGAGGTAAATATGAGATTTTTAGCTTTTCTTCCTCTTCTGTTTCTTATGTCTTGTTCTGCATTCCATAGTCATTAAGGATAAAACATGGCACAAGCTAATGCAATCAATGCAGGTTCTACTGGAATACAGAAATTTGATGGTGTTGCTACATTTTCTGGCATTACAGTCACTAATCATAATCTGCTTGTAGGTGCTGCTAGCAATGGAATTACTAGTGTTGCACCATCTGCAACATCTGGCGTTGCCGTTGTTTCAACAGGTGCAGCAGCAGATCCCGCATTTGGAACAGTTGTAGTTGCAGGTGGTGGAACTGGTCAAGTTACTTTAACAAATCATGGTGTCTTGATTGGTCAATCTACTTCAGCTATTGCAGCAACAGCAGCAGGAAGTGCTGGGCAAGTCTTACAATCCGGTGGTGCAAGCGCTGATCCCACATATTCAACAGCCACTTTTCCTTCTACAGCTACAGGAACAGGAAAAGTTCTCATAGCTGATGGAACAAACTGGGTAGCTTCTACACCAACATTTCCAAATGCAAGCGCAACCAGCGGAAAATTCATTCGTAGCGATGGTACAAACTGGATTGCAAGTACGCCAACTCTTCCTACATCTGCAGGAACTTCTGGAAAAGTTCTACAATCTGATGGTACGAACTATGTAGAAAGCACCCCAACATATCCTAGTGCGTCTGGTTCAACTGGCACAATATTACGTTCCGATGGAACAAATAACGTTTATACGACAGCTACATATCCTGCTACTACGACAGCTAATCAATTGCTCTACTCCTCTGCAAATAATACCGTGGGTGGCCTTACCTCAGCGGCTAATAGTATTGTATTAACAGATGGAAGCAGTGTCCCTTCTTTAGCAACATCTCTTTCTAATGATTTTACATTTACATCAGCCACAGCAGGCGCCACAAGAACCCTCACTGTTTCAAATACTAACAACTCTAACGCAGCCTCCCAGGCTCTAGTTCAAACCACAACTGGTGGCGCTTCGGCAGGAGATCCATTCCATACATTCACAATTACTGGCGCTACTAGTTTTTCTTTAGGATTAGATAATAGCGCCTCTGATGCATTTGTAATCGCTGCCTCTACAGCATTAGGAACAACAAATGTGATGAGCGTGGCAACGACTGGCGAAATTAATTTTCCTTTACAATCTGCATTTTTAGCTTACAATTCAGCAGCGGATACAGATGTTACAGGAGATAATACAACGTATACGATCCTTTGCGATACAGAGGTTTTTGATCAAAACTCCGATTATAACTCTGGTACAGGCACTTTCACAGCTCCTGTAACAGGAAGATATACCCTAGGAAGCTATGTAGAACTATTACAACTCGGTGCTGGTCATACTTCTGGAATTACTAGAATTGTAACTTCAAACAGGACTTATCGTTGTACGGGGTTTGTCAATCCAGCTAACTTAAGAGACTCAAATAACGTAGCTGCATTAGGAGGATCCCTTTTAGCTGATATGGATGCGGCTGATACAACTACATTCGATATTACAGTTACCAACTCTACAAAGACTGTAGATGTTAATGGAAGTGGTACTGTAGGCGTTACTTATCAATATGGACTATTAGAGGTTTAACCATGAAAATATCCGTTAATGATCAAGAGTTGTTTACATTGTCTGAAACACAAAAGAACGTTATCAAGAATGACATAATGGAAGAAGTTTTCGAAGATGACATGAAAAGACGCCTACAATATATCTTGATGCATAAGTATGAAAGATGTTTCGAAAGATTAAAAAAAGAATGGGAACCTAAACTAAAAGCATCAGGGGTAAAATTTATTCCAACAGACGATGATGCTTTTGCACAAATGGTTTTTTCACATCCTTCCTACAAAAACAGAAGTCAAAGAGAAATGTCTATTTCGTAGGCTGAAGAATTTTCAAGACGTTATCATATGCTTGCAACATTCCTTTCTTCGTTTCAAATTCGGCCTCATAGAGCTCATAATTGCCATTTCCAGAATACAAATCATCCCAAATTATACCGTTTTGATCGTAAATGAATTTTATCGCTTGGTCACACTTCTCACATGCTTGCGCTGCCGAGCATGCAAAAATCATTAAAGCGAAAAAGTATCTCATTGTGCCTCTGATAGTATAGGATCGTATTCTTGATTTAGCTCTTTAGTCTCATCTTGAAAGTGATCAGCAATGTTTTTCCAGTTACGTTGCTTAAGCTTAACGTTTTCGAAAAAATCCTTATCACGTGTGTAGTAGTGGTTTATGCGAAATACCTTTACAGAGTTCTTTTTGGTGCATTGCCAAGTGCAGGATTCCTTATTTTCTGTAACACATTTTAATTTAGGTCGTTGGTCTTTGAATGCAAAAATATGACAATTGGGACATGTAAGAACGCATTTAGGTTTTACAATACTTTTCACATACACGTTTCTGGAATAGGATAGAGGTGGACGCATGACCAGAACATCGGTCATTTTCTTACCTTGGGGGATTTTTTGAATATCGGATGTTCCATACATAACCCAGTTCACAACCACTGCAGCGAACTCATCATATTCTTTTAGCTTGGTAGGTAATGATGTTTTATCAGGGCAAAACAAATACTCATCAATGTCTATAAACGCGCACCATTTACTTGTGTCTCTGATTTTTTCAATGCAATCGCTATAGGCTTTTTGTTGAATCTGATTCCAATGCCAAGTGGTGGCAAATCTGTCATTCCATGGGATTATTTCAACTTGTCCTTTTTCTAGATAAGGCTTTAAAACTACTTCTGGGTGGTCATCGCTTTCATTGTCATAAAGATAAAAATGCTCTACACCTTGTTTAAGATGGAAATCTATCCATTCTGGAAGCCACTTTGTCTCATTCTTAAAAATTGCACAAACCGTCAATTCATGTTTATATTCACTTGCTTCGCAAAACGGCAAACCAATTGTCAAAAGACATCCTAGCAATATTCCAAATGGGAATTTCATAGTCTAACCCTTTTTCAAAAATTTACTTTACATAACACTTGTAAACTGCTATTTTCATTTTTCAAAATAGGAGCGTATCTATGCCACTCAAAAAAGGCAAATCCAAAAAAACTATCTCTAGCAATATCAAAACCGAAGTTGCTCACGGAAAACCGCAAAAACAAGCTGTTGCTATTGCTCTTTCTGAAGCTCGAAGATCAGGTGCTAAAATCCCAAAAAAACATAAGTAGGTAAACATGACAAAATTTTTAAAATTCTTCTTTGTACTAGATTGTGCTATTGCAACAGTAATGTTACTCACTAGTTGCTCTTCAATGCCATTAATTTTCAAAACTCTTGATGATCTTGCTACTGAAGAAGCAATCGAAGTATCAGTATCAAAAGATGCAATTCAAGATGATACGGATATCGCTGTGGACATCCGCATCCAAAATAAAGATAATCCTAAGCTGCCTGTTGCGATTGCGCGCTAGTCTGCTTGGCTTTCCATTTTCCGAAGTCCGCTTCGAATTTGGATCTGTCAGCATAGTCTAATAGGGATTCCGGAATGGTTTTCTTAAAATGATCGGTATATTTTTGAAAGTAGGATTTAATAAGCTCATGGTCTTCTTCAGGAAAGCTTTCAACAAAGTCCTTCAGTTTCTGCAAGACTTCTTCCAGATTGTCCCCTGATGGTTCTACAGTTTCTGCATCGGCTTCTATGAGTTCACCTCGAATCTCACCTTCCACATAGGCTGTTCCTATCACATCAGGGAACAGCCTTCTTGCTAGCCTACTCATACAGCGACTGTAAAGCATATCCTCAGTGTACTTTTTCCAATTGTCCCTATTAGCCAATCCAGCTTTGACAGCATCTTCCATGCTAAATTGACTAGTGAAGGTGTCGCCATTGTCAATACGCTTTCCTTCCATCACACAGGCCTTAGAATCGCATTGTTTGATTACAATGCTATGCCCAGCACGACGTATCATAGAATTCATTAGACGAGCTGATATCTCGATCTTGCCTTGAATATTGTAGATACCGCCGTTCAACGCTTGCATAGGAGGAACTCCTAGTTCACGTGCTGCAAGTAAGATCATAAGTATCTTCTGTTCAGATCCTACTCCGGTATAAAGTCCAGAAGATGCAGCATTTCTAGCTACCGTTTGCATTGTAGCCAATTCATTTTGGGCAGGGACTAAATTTCTCTTCTCTGGTAAGTTGTCAGTCATAAAATTTTTCCTTGAATTTATCTCTTTTTTCTCTACAATATTGGTTGTTCTCATATCATTGTCTCCGTTTCCCCCTAGATCATGTCTAGGGGGTTTTTCTCATCAAAACTAATCTTAGGCTTAAAAAACTTCTCATATGTCTTTAGGCAACACAGAAAAAGATCAAAATCCTCTTCGTAGTGATACAGGCACGGTTTTTTACCATCTTTCTTTAGTCTCACAAACTCTATTTTCTTAATATCCAGTCCAGCCTTACGTGCAAGATATGCATAAGCAGACCCTTGCAGAAACCATGTAGAGCCTTCTGACGCTGATGTTTTCAGATCAAAAAGCACAAGGCCGTCTTCGTCTCTATAGATGCCATCACACTCACCTGTAAATTGGTATTTATTGCAAAACCATCTTTCAGGCTTAGGCAGAAAATCCTTCCCTTCTTTCCATTGATCTATGCTGGAAAAATAGCCAGACCACTCTTCAGGTATAGCTGGATGACCCATGTCATTTTGTTTTGCATCAAATACTGCATGTACAAAAGAACCTCGTTCTGCCGCTAACTTTAAGACCGTAGGATCAATCTTAAGAATGCCTGAAAATGGTGCTAGGATATCTGTAACACGATAATACATCATGCAGCCCTCTCCTTATCTTGATTATGGAAGCGTTGGACTGTAGGCAAACCATTAAAACATCGTTCATCAAAGTATTCACAAAGATGTCTCAGCGTTTTATCAAGTTGCTCTACATCCAATGGCCCAAATGTATAAAGAGCCTTTAAGAGTGCCTTAAAATGTATTTCTGCATCTTCTTTGCTTTCTTTATGCTGATCACATAGATGACATTCATATCCTACGTCATCGTAATCACCACTTTTCCAATCATCGTATCCTAGTCCCATAAGTCACACTCCCATATATTGCTTCAGCTCGGCTATGTCATTCTTCATTTTGTAGACTTCCCAGCTGTATCTTTCAAAAACTAATTGTACATTATGACAAAACATTTTTTCATTTGCAGCAGCTTTCTCTAATGTTGCACACAAAGAATCTGCGGCTCTGATTAACTCATCTAAGTCATTCATATTCTTCCTTTTGTTATTCAGCTGCTACGACCTGGGTTTCTCGCGGAAACCTTGTCAGGGAGACTTGCTAGATGTCTTAAATTTAGCACATCGTCTATTTTTAGACAACAAGAAAAAGACACGTGACAAAAAAACAGACATTTGTATAATGATAGCAGGAGGGGCGTAATGGAATTAAGGGACTACTTACACAAAAATAGAATCAAAATCATCGATTTTGCTCGACAACTTGAATATGGCCGAACTTACATAAACGAAATTGTAAATGGCACAAAACGCCCTGGAAAGCGTCTAGCAAAGGAAATTGAACGCCAAACAGGCGGAGAAGTAACTGTGAGAGAACTTTTAGGAGAATAATATGGATAATTTTTATCAAGGAATAATAGCTGGAGTTGGGATCTTAGGGGGTCTGTGCGCCTTTATTTATTGGGTTTTCAACCTAATGGAAAAACGAATCGAAGATAAATTGGACAATGTAGCATCAGACATAACACGTATTGCAAATGAGCTTCGTGAAGAGCGTAGAAGCAAGGATAACATTTACAAGTTTGTCATGGATCATTGCAAAAAAGACGACCCCTACACACCTCGAACCAATCCTTAAGCCACTTTTGGAGCAGGAAAAATTTCTTGCTCCTTTTCCAAACCTAAATCTTTAATTCTAAGCTCTTTGAAATATAAATTTAATTTTTATTGACGACATTTTGTTCTTCGATTAATGTACAAGATTCGCTAAATTTTTGTATTTAGTGAAAGGAGAGGGGGTAGTGCTACCAACACTTATCCCCCTAGATGGAAAGTAACACTTGTAACATACCATTCATTGTAATTTCCATCTAGAAGAATTTTTTATTTTTATTTTTCTAAGGAGATTTTCTATGGATGTTTATCATTTTCCTCCCTATCTTTATCTGTTTCAAGTGGTTGTGAACTGTCCCAAGTCCGCCGCCCTATACTTGCAACTTTGGCAAGAAAGTCGTCTGAATGAGAATTTTACCATCACTGTCTACAAAGACGAAGTCAGAGAGAACTTCTTTACCACTAACACACTCTTTAAAAATCACCTCCTAGCACTATCTAAAGAGGGGGTTATCCATGTTTCTGAAGGCGATTCAGGTCTCACTTACAAAATTACATTCCTAGATCATGAAAATCTAATGAATACATCGACGGCATGTTAAAAAATGTCTCTTATTGTCCTGAATGTGAAGAACTTATCAGAAGTTTTGGAGGAATAGCTTTCGCAATTTATATGCAGATTTGTGAAGGCTATATCTTCCATAAACATGAAGATATCCTTGATGATGAAGAAAGAATAGGGGAGATTGTGCGGTTTCTTGAGCAGAAAAAATTCATCTTAACCACTGAATCATCCAGAAAAATCATTTCATGCATTCCACGTGGCTATATGAAAATTGGAAACAAGCATTTCTTCTGCATTAATCCCAAGAAACATAGCTCTAGAAATGTGTAGAGGAAAAAAATGAATTTTGCTAGGTTAGAAAAAAAAATGGACCGGATTTGCCGTCCGATCCATTTAGGTGGCTCATGTGAAGCCGAGATGTTAAGCTTCACTATAGCCGCCTTGTGTTTTTTTTCAAAACATAAAAACACAAAAAGTAAAAAAATTTGCAAAACGATTTTTTGAAGGGCGCGCATCATGGATGAAGGTTTCATAAAATTACCCCGATCAGTCTTAAGAAGTTCAGTTTGGACAGAAGCTCGCCCAACCTATACAAAAATATTTATAGTTCTCTTAGAGCGTTGTGCTTATCAAAAAACTACTCATTCTGTTAATGGCAATATCATTGAAATTTTACCTGGGCAAGTTTGTGTAACTTTTCGCAAGTTAGAAGAATGGTGTGGTCAATGGATTACGAAGAACGATATTGAGGGTTTTATCAAGTATTTTATAAAATCGAATTTTCTCAGACAAGAAATCAGACACGGAAAATCAATTATAACTATAATAGAACCAACGATTTACGAAACATGTTTTCAAAATGGTCAGACAGAAATTCAGACAAAAGTCAGACAAGAGTCAGACAAAAGTCAGACACTAAATAAGAAAGAAAAGAAAGAAAGAAAGAAAGAAGTAGAAAAAGAGATTGCGCGCGATGACTCGCACGCTCAAAAAATTTATTTACTTGATGAATTCAAGCCAGATAATGTAACTTTATCGGACATTCCCTCGACAGAGACAACACAACATAACATGTATTATCACGGTATCCCGTGCGAAAAGGATGCCAAGCCCCTCACCAGCTATCAGGCGTTAGGCATAAGCGTCACCCCTGAACAACACGAAAACTTCATCAAAAGCCACGGCGAAGTTATCACTCAGCGCGGTTACGAAGCTCTCGCTGAGTGGAAATCCACCAAATCCAAAAAAGAACTTGGCAAACACACCGATTTTGGCCGTCTCAAAAAGTGGGTTTTTCTCTCGGAAAGGGAAAAGCATCTCAAGGAAGAAGAACTCAAATTTCGAGAGAAAAAACTCGCGGCTCAACAGGCTGGAAGCACCACGTGGGGAACGCCAGCCATTGACCGCAGAACCAAAAACATAGATGGAACCCCTGTCGAAAACCCCTACTACCAAGATAAATTTTAGCTATGCAACCTGAAAAAATCATCGAACCCAGATTCAAAAAACCCCTTGACGAAATTGACCAACCAGAAAACGTTTTGCAAACCATTCGCGACTTCTCCGCAAAGCCATTTGGGTTTTTGCTTTTCTCTGGACGAAATGGCACCGGAAAAACATTCGCTTCAGAGGCAATTTTGCGTTCTTCCCCATACGATCCCAACCTTGATGCCAGTCCTGAATTTCAAAGTCCAATGATTAAAAAAATAACTCAATCTGAACTAAATATGGTTTGGAGTAAATCTATTAAAGATTATGGTGACACTTTTTATTTATTAAATCATTATAGCTACATCAAACTCCTGCTTCTTGATGACCTAGGCACGAGAATCCCCTCTGAACCCTTCATGGATTTCCTCTACGCCTTGGTCGACTACCGCTACACCAATCGCAATTCACTTGGCACGATCATCACTACGAACCTGAATTCCAACGACATGCGTAACAAATTCGGCGATGCTTTTTGCTCAAGAGTTGCCAGCGGACAATGCTTGCGATTCGATGGCCACGACCGCAGAGGGCTAGAACAAGATTTTGCTTTTCAAAAAAAACTTTACAAAGTAGACTAGCACCATGCATCATCAACATTTCGCTCTCGTAAACCTCTCGCAAATTGATCAAAAGTCAGGGGTTGAGTTTGAAAAGTTCATGATCTGGTTGCGATCCTGTTTTAAAAATCGCTAAGAAGGCACCTAATTTTAATTGTGAGACCATAAAACATACAGGTCCATAGCTAGGTAGCCATCAGGTATAAAAACTCAACAGAAAGCAAATTTGATATGAAATTTTCAATTTAGGAGATAAACAAGTGAAGCTTAAAGAAAAGATTATAGATCTCATCATCCAACATCTTCCTGATGCAGATTACCTCACCATCGAACAAGTTTGCAAGCTCGGAATTCTCGGCATTGTTCCAGAAGTTAACCTCTCCTATCTCCGCAGAAATTACCGCGGGCCAAAATCTGAAAAACGTGGAAAAATTACCATTTATCCAAAAAAAGACTTCATAGACTGGCTTAAAAATCATGTCAAATTTCATGTCACTGATATCAAAAGGTAATAAAAATGGAAATTATAAAATACTATCATGTTAATAAAGGAACCCTACAATCTTTTATTACTTTGAAAATACCTAAGTGGGGTGGTTTCATTATCGAAAATATCGGCTATTTCGTAAAAGGCGATAGAAGATGGATTAATTTACCTCAACAAATTCATGAAGATAATGGAGAAAAGAAATACTTTTCAATCAACAGATTCGAAGATCCAAAAGTCGCAAAAGCTTTTTGTGATCAAGTTCTAAAACTCATCGACGAATATGTACAAAAAAACAACCCAGAACCTATTCAGCAAGAGATTCCTTTTTGAATAATGTCACTGTTACTCATGATGTTATCATCGTTCATTTGCCTATTGAAACAGTTTCCGAAGCCAACCAAAGCGAACATTGGTCAAAAAAACATAAACGACACAAACATCAAAAATTACACATCGACCTCCAATGGCAATATATTCCTAAAATCAAATTACCGTGCACAATAAGGCTCACACGCATTTCTCCGCGTACTCTAGATGATGACAACCTATTGTCAGCCTTTAAACATATTCGTGATTGTATTGCAGATAAACTTTTTCCTGAAAAAACCATCGGCATCAGCAAGAAAACCAATCTCCCATGCAAAATCTCCGGAAGATCAGACTCTAATCCAAATGTAAAATGGCTCTACAATCAAGAGAAAGGGAGATTTTCACAAGAATTCAAACAAGGTATTCGTATCGAAATAGTCCAAAGATCAGTAATATAAAAATTTAAATTGACATTTACCTCCTCAATCACTATAGTCATTAGCCAAAAAGGAGATTTATGCTCAATGTAAAAGAAATTGTTGATAAATTGAACGCCATCCAAGTACAATTACAGCTAGCTCATATGCACAATGGTGCAAATGCTTCCCATCTATCTTATTGGATCGGTAGCGCGTCAGCTAACGTAGAAGACCTACAACAACACTTCAAACAGGATCTCAGCTATGGACAAACAAATTCGCAAAGTCGAACGGGATGTTAAATCTCATAAAGAAAAAAAAGCCCTACACGATATCTCTAAGCTAAAAACTATGGACAAAAAGTTCGATAAGAAAATTGATCACGCAAAGAAAGTCGAGAAAATGAAAAAAGATAAATGCTAACTCATAAAACTGGAGAAATCAGACAAAATGAAACAAATAGTTCCAAAAAATGACTTTATAATATTAAAGATACATAAAGTAGCTGAAGAACAGAAAGGCAAGCTCATTCTCTCAAATGATACGGCCACACAGCTATATGAAGTGGTAAGATGCGATAACATCCCGACAAGTAATTTTAAATCTTCTATTGAACCTGGCTCATTAGTGATCACAAACACATTCCCTAGGACGATAGAAGTTGATGGAGAAAAGTTTTGCTTTACCAATCTTGAAAACATTGTAGCGGTAGTTTTATGACAGATCCTGTAAGACCTGTTAGACCATCATCAGCCCCTCCAATTGGTTCTGAGCCAGTTGTAGAACAAGAAGAAATAGTTAGAAGATGTTCAATATGCTTTAAGAGGGTATTCGAGAAGCCTTTTGCAGAGATTTCATCACCGAAAAGCGCATATGAAAAGAGAAAGTCTATTTGTGGCTATGATTGCTTTCAGAAGTACATTGGAGCGCATAAAAAGAAGAGATTAGTGCGCTATTTGCCAATTCACGAAGATAACTCTGTAGTGGACTTATCTGGCTTTAAAAACTTGGAAAAGAAGTAAGGAACGTCATGTTAGAAATCACAACAATGTTTTATCACATCAGCATGGGGATTTTCTTCGTTGCCTTTACTGTTTATTTTTTCAAGTCATAGCAGACAGGCATCTATGATCGACGATATTGCGTGGATGTATTTAAAGGCATCAACTATAGCACTTTTCATTTCTATAGTTTACTCTCTCCTTGTTATTATTTTGGAAGAACTTGGCATACTCTGAAAATATTTTTCTTGTGCTGCATATATAATTCATATATATAACCTATATATATTCTATACAAAATTTATATATGAGGTTTTCATGGGTATATTGGCAATAGGTGGAATCAAGGGAGGCAGCGGCAAGACGACATTAGCTACAAATCTTGCGGTCATGCGATCGAAGAATCATAAGGTATTATTGGTGGATGCCGATGAGCAGCGTTCGACATCTAAGTGGGCAGCGCAGCGTGATGTTCTTGGCATACCAACAGATTGGTCAACAATCCAACTCTTTGGCAAAACTTTGCATACGCAGATACAAAGACTTGGTGCGGATTATGATGATGTGATCATTGATGTAGGTGGAAGGGATACCACAAGTCAAAGGTCAGCACTAGCAATTGCCGATATGTATTTGATGCCATTCAGGCCAAGGTCATTAGATGTATGGACGCTAGCCGAAGTTAAGGTGTTACTATCAGATATGTCTCCAGTTAATCCATCACTGCAAGCATATGCGATCTTAAATCAAGCTGACTCTACCGGTACTGATAATCAGGAAGCTACTGAAATTCTTAAGGAATGCGAAGAGATAAGGTGCCTTGATATGCCAATCACGATGAGAAAAGCCTTTGGCAATGCTGCTAGCAATGGTCTTGGTGTGGCTGAGATGAATAAGAGAGACTTGAAAGCCATTCAAGAAATGACAGTGCTTTACGATTTCCTATATACAAAAACTATATGAATCCTATATAAAACCTGTATAAAACTTGTATATGGAATGTATATGTCGGTAAAGAGAAATTTGAAAATCCTGGAAGATGCGATATCGAAGGGTGCGCTTGTTAATGCGGATAGCAAAAAGAAAAAGCGTGTGCAGATAAACCTACATATTCCTGAAGAGATTTTAGAGCAGATTGATAGTAAGGTTGACGATCGTATAGTGATTTCTCGTACTGCATGGATCTTGGAAGCAATAGTAGAGAAGTTGAACAAATGATGATCGACATCTACCTTTTCTACATGCTAGCGGTATGTATTAATGAATGTTTTAAGGAAATGTCCTAGAAGGATGTTAGGTTATATGCAAGAAAAAACGATAATTTCCCCTGAGATTAAACTACAGCAATGGGGCGAAGGTGAATGGATTAATGAGCCAGATTTTGTTAGATTTGATTACAAAGGATTCGCATGTGCAATTAAGAGAGTTGCTGTATGGAAAAAAGGAGAACCTGATCAACTTTTACTAGGGCATTTATCCGGATATGTAGCAATTCCAAAAGAACATCCACTTTATAAAAAAGAATATCCCGAGATTGACATAGATTGCCATGGTGGACTGAGTTTTTCTGAAGAAGATGATCTTGATTGGTGGATAGGATTTGATTGTGCACGTTCAAATGATATCATGCCATATATTGAAAAGATGAAGAAGAAATTTGGCATAGATAATTCCCCAATTTTCAATAAAACTTATCGCAATATCTCGTATGTAAAAGCGCAATGTGAGTCGATAGTGGATCAGTTAATAGAGATGAAAAAATGAGTTGTACGGAAAAATCGTATGTCTTTCCCAATAGATGACGAGCCTCGGTGTGGGTGTTTTTGGACATGCTTTATATCAACCGAAGTAGAGCCTGTGCGTAAAGCGACGGATGCCAAAGTCAAAAGGGCATATTCAAACCGGAAAGTCGGCAGCATGGAATTTGACAAATATCTTCAAGACAAGGTGAAGAAAGACAATGTAAAGGATAAATGAGCCTGTGAGGATTGAGTTATGAAAAATACATTCACTTTCGGATGCATCTTTTTTCAGCTATTTTTGAGCCTAATTCTAATGACATTGCATTTCTATGAATTTGGCTTTTGGATGCTTGGCATAGGAGCTATTACATCCTATTTATTTAAGGATTTAATGTAATGGGAAAGATTCTTTGTGAATGTGGTTATATTCATTCTAATTCAAGTGGATATGACGGGGATTTATTTAAAGAGGATGAATGGATGGTATCCGAAGAAGAACAAGAGAATTTAGATACTCTTAGTGTTTTGGAATGTCCCAAATGCGGAAATCTAATGATAGATGACCCAAAAGATCTTAGTAAAATGATTACATATCGTCCATTCAATGGTAAATACAACAAAATCCTACATGATAGACAAAATTAAATATGAGCTTCATTGACCTGCTTACCATTTTCATTAATGAACACGACATGGACGATAGCGATGTTTATTCTGCATGCCTAATCGTTGCAGCAACTCTCGCACATAAATTCGAGTATTGCTCCAACGAATTCAGCGACGATGCGATATTGACCATGGAATCAATCAAGAGTCAGGTGAAGAGATGAACGGTGAATGCGAAAAGTTAAGTGACTTCAAGCTTTTGATTAGACGAATCGAAGACATTGGAAGGGCACGAGAACTTCTTAGTAATATTATGGATGATGAAATCTTTGAGAATTTGTCGAAGCATAATCGTTATTGGACGTCTAATTATGATGAAGAAAATGACAAGTTAGGGGATTTAAGGCTGCGATTAGGTTTTCTGCAAGAAGAGCTATCAAATATTTATGCAATTTTAGCTGAGGAATAGGAAAATGAATTGGTTTGTTTTTGAAAACCACAAACCTACATCAGGGAAATGGGTAATCTTATTGAGAAGCAGAACTGCTATTAGCGCATGTCTTTATGATGATACAGAAAATGTGTGGCAAACACTTAATATTTTTGGTGATACATCCGGATATTTACCGCAAGACAGTGATTTATGGTGCTATGTAGACTTGCCTAATGAAAAGGAATTAGAGTAAAGTGTCAAATCTTTGGAAGCCTCTACAACAGTGTGTGAGGGTATCAAATTCAAATTTGAACGAAAAAAGCGCAAAAATGGCCTCACAGGCAATTGAGGGGAGGAGTGCGCACAACATAATTAATATTATCGGACGTATGTTTGCTGCAACGTATAACGGTAATTTGTGCAAAGTATAACGGTGTTTCCTGCAACGTATAATGGAAAATGATGACAATAAAAGAATTCTGTAAACGAACAAAGCTACTGTAGAGGACTGTCAAAAAGATTTAAGCACAGCAGTTAACCAACTTAGCCAACGTCTTTATGGTAGGATTTTTTCCTCTTATTGCGTGATACATAGTAGAGCGGGATAACTCATGCTCTTCTGAAGCTTTAACTTTGTTAATCAACTCTAGATGAGTTTCAATTATCTCAATAACTCCTTGCGGGTCATTGTTTTTCAGACATTCCCAAACGGCCTTCGCGATAAAATCTTCATCGAGTAATTCCTGAGTAGGACTATATTTTTTTACCGGAGCGCCTTTCTTAAGTTTCATTTTCAATGTACCTCTTGAGTATCTTCTTCGCCTGCGTGATATCTTGGCTTTGTCCATTTTTATTTCCTCCTAGTAATAGTAGGATTTTTGCTACAGGTAAATAAGCAAAGTAAACCCTTCGACCTATATCCCATTTAAGCTCATGTACTCCATCTCCAAGATCCTTCTTTTCTCCGAAATAACCCTCTAATTCAATTTTTGCCAATCTTTTTGCAATCTGGAACCTGAATTTCATCGTTTCTTCAGATAGCCAATCCTCATATTCTTTAGTTTTGAGTAGTGTATAACGCATGATATCTACCTATATTGTGCCATTTATTGGACATTTTGTCAAGTAGCTGCCCATTGTGTAGGTAAGTTGGGGTTCTTTTTTCAATAAATGTCTTATCTTGATAAATAAAATTTTTCTGTGAATGATTCTTTTTTTAACCGGAGGCAGAAATGGGTAAGATAAAGATTCATCACATAGGTTTTGAATTTCAAGATCAAAAAGTAAATTTAAGCGATGAAGTGGCCTTACAACTGTTTGGGAACACTTTTTTCTTAACTTTGGAAGAATTACACCAAAGACTTATGAAAGAGGAATGGCACACACTTGAAACACTCCCAGATCAACTAGATCATTATGATGTGTGTAATGTTGATCCTAAATTCGGTAAGAAAAGCGCTTGGACTGCTTATTGGGATGGAAAATGCTTTCAAGATGATCATGGAGGAATTTACAAGATTACTCACTGGAAAAGAAAATATAGAGATTTCAATGTAAAACCTCCAATACCAAAATTTGAAATCAAGCCCAAACATGTTCCAAAACAATTTTCAAGAGAGAAAGCTCACATAAATGGTCATCATGTTTTGGCGATGAACACAAAGTGATAGAAATAATTTTAAACGTCTGTTAACCTAGGTTCATGAAAAAAACAGGCAGAAAGAAATTAAAAATTGATTGGAAACGTGTAGACAAGCTTATAGAAGCAGGATGTCTAGGTACTGAAATTGCTTCTTATCTTGGCATTCATCATCAAACCTTCTATGACAAAGTTGAAGAGAACTTTGGTATTCTGTTTACAGAGTATGTAGAGCTGAAGAGGCCTAAGGGTGACGCTAATATTCGTGAGGTGCAATACAACAAAGCTATTGCAGGGGATAATGCTTTACTTATTTGGCTTGGAAAAAACCGTTTGAATCAAACAGATTCGGCTCAAGAGGTTTCTGTAACACCAGAGACGATGAAAAACTTCAAAGCAATCATGAATCAATTGTCTGGTTTGCAGTCTGAATCACACTTGAAAAAAGAAACAAGCAAAAGAAGCAAAGAGCAATAATCATAATGCGTGATAGGCGCTGACATTGCATGCTCGGGCAAATTCTCATAATTTTTAACCATCTCTTCCAGCATCTTAACGAGGTCTTTTTTTGTTGGTTTGTAAGAAATATCATCGTTGGTGGGCTCTTCCGTTGGATTTTTAAGTTTTACAGCGATTTCATTTCCTTGATCGTCAATACGAAAAAAATTGCAAAAGTCTTTTGCAGAGCATTCAAGGGCATAATCTCCACCACTGACGCTAATCTCACCACACTTGCAGGAAACATAATCATAACGATGAAACGATTCGATAATTTCGGAGCAAAGTTTACATTTGGCTCTATTTCTCATGATACCTCACAGATTGTTATGGATTGATTATGACTAATCCTCTTTCAGATAAGCAACTAGAATTTGTAAAAAATAGCACGGCTCATTGGAATCTTGCGCATGGCTCTGTTCGTTCTGGCAAGACTGTGGGGACTCTTTATCGCTTTATGCAGGCTGCGTATGAATGCCCTGATTCACAGATTTTTATGGTTGGTCATTCTAGCGATACAATCTACCAAAACGCGATTAGATTGCTTTTAGAAAGCGATCAACTTGCTATCTACAGGCCGTTTTGCACATGGTTTGCTGGTAAGAGGCAGTTGAAATTTATGGATAAGACTATCTCGACATTAGGTGCTAAAGATGAGGGTGCGATAGGGCAATTTCAGGGAAAAACGATGTCATTGGTTTACTGTGATGAAATGACGTTATATCCTGAATCAATTATTGATATGATTGATACTCGTTTAAGCAATCCTCATAGCATGGGTTTTGCTAGCATGAACCCTTCACATCCTAATCACAAGGTTAAAAAGTGGATTGATAGGGCTGACTCGGGAGATAAAAATTACTACAGTTTACACTTTACGTTGGATGACAATCCCTATGTTGATGAGGACTATAAGCAACGAATCCGTGATTCGCTTTCTGGGCTTTTCTACAAGCGCAATTATTTGGGGATGTGGTGTCTTGCTGAGGGTGCTATATTTGATTTTTTTGATCATAATATACATGTTGTTAAAAAGCCTCCGGCTGCTGCTGAATATTGGATTGCGTCTATTGATTATGGTAGTGTTAATCCCTTTTGTTGCTTACTCATTGGGGTTAGCTCTGGTAGATATACTCAGACGGGAAAACGAATATGGGTAGAAAAGGAATATTATTGGGACCCTAAAAAGACAGGAAGGCAAAAAACCAGCTCTGAGTTTGCTAAAGAGGTATCTGAATTTCTAGAACCATATGGGGTTAAAAATATCTATGTGGACCCTTCTGCAGCTAATTTTAAGCTCGATATGCAACGGTTAGGTTTGCATGTGATAGATGCAAATAATGACGTTGAGAACGGAATCAATAAAATGACGAGCGAAATGAAGAATGGGAATGTCTATATTTGCTCAGAATGCACTAACACTATTCGTGAAATTGAAACTTACGTTTGGGATCCTAAGTCTGCTGAAAGAGGGTATGATGAGCCTTTGAAGAAGGATGACCATAGTGTTGATGCATTGAGATATGCCTTAGCAACCCATAAAGTTTCTGTTTACGATCCTTATATGCACAATCCTAAAGAATACACTCAGAATAGGTTTTCGAGAAATTTTTAGATGTCGCGGATTGCTAAATTAAAATAATTAGTATATGTTTCGTATCTCTAACGCATAGAGGTACATGTCATTTTATTACCCACCTTGGAATAATAGTCTAGAACCTAATCAGGGGAATGTCAGGCAATGGCTTGATAATCTCTATTCAAAATTTCAGCCGCTTGAGCAGTCGCGATGGAATCAGTCAAATATTGATACGCTATTCTATGCTGGTTCTCAAGCTTATGTGAATAGATATTTCAACTTTAGCCCTTCATCATCCTATCAGCAGTACTACTTCAATATCATTCAGCAGCCTATAAACATGGTTACTGGTTATGAAAGACAACATAGAAAATCGTTCATGTATCAGGCAAGTGAAGGGGCCGACAATCAAACGACTGATCAATACACAAAGCTGATCACCAATGTTTCTAACATGGGTGCCATTCACGAACAAAAGTCTAAAGCTAAAGAGCTTTCAGCTATTTCTGGAATGGTTCTATTACAGCCTTTCTTGGATTATACAGGTGATGATCAGGCTCAAGGTGAGCTTAAGCTAAAGATATGGGAATATAACTCTTTCCTTGTTGATCCTTATTTTAGAAGCCCTGATATGTCAGATTGCCAATTTGTTTGGTGTCAGGAATATATCAGCAAAAAAGAGGCTGAAAGTAGGTTTCCTGATAAGCTTCAGCAAGTAACACCTATGGCTGGTACTCCTCAGCGCTATGGGTCATTTTACTTTTTGCCAGAAAATTACAATATGGCAAGAAATGATCTGATGGTGCTCTCATACGTATGGTACAAATGGACTAAGAAGAAAAAAAGGCTCTATAGTAAATCTAAGAACCAATTCTTTGACTTTGCTGGTGGTGATGAGCAACTTGAACAGATTCTTTATCATATTGATGATATGGAAGAGGTAACTGTAGATGTTCCTTGCTGGAAGCTTGCTGTTGTCTTGAATGATCAATTAATGTTCCAGGGAGATAATCCTCTAGGATTTGATGGATGTCCTTTCATTCCTTATTTTTGGAACTATGATCCGCATATTAACTACCATGATTTAAGAGTTCGTTCGCTTGTCCGCCCTATGAGAGATCCTCAGTTTCTCTTCAACTATAAGATAATCACAAATAACGACATCACTTCTGCGACGATCAATGCTGGTTGGAAACGTAAGGTGGGAGCTGTTGCTAACGAAGACAACCTAAAAAAATCTGGGCAAGGTTGGGATGTTATTATCAACGAAGGCTACGAGCTAACCGATTGCGAAAAAATCATCCCTTCTGCAGTTCCTGAAAGTGATTTGGCTCTGGCTGAGCAGATGCGTAATCTGATGTATGAAACATCTGGAATGCAGTTGGAAAATTGGTCTGGACAGAATGACAAGCAGATTTCTAGCCTGACAATGATGCTAAAATCGGCTGCCAACCTAATGGTATTCCAAAAATATTTCGATCAATGGGACTTTTCTGACAGACTTCTTGGAGATAGGCTTTTACAAATTGCTCTAAACAATTGGAACGCTGAAAAAGTGGCTTTATATATTGGTGAAGAGCCAACTGCGCATTTCTATTCCAAGATATTTGCTAAGTACAAAGTCTTAGTTGAAGAGTCTGACCTAACGCCTATGCAGCAAAACCTACAAGCTCAGCAGATGATGGATATCAATGCTGCATTTGGTAGAGAAGTATTTTCACCTTCGATGATTATTCCAAAGCTTAACATCACAGGAAAAGGTGAGATTATTCCATATCTACAACAACAAGAACAACAAGCTGCTGCGGTACAACAAGATGCTCAGACAATTCAACATGCCTTCGAAAATGCAAAATTACAAGAACTGGTTTCAAGAGCAGCAGCAAACCTTGCAACAGCAAGAGAACGACATGGCCGTGCGGAAGCTGATATTGGATTGTTTGAAGAAAGGCTCTCAGAAATCACCCAAAACAGAGCAATGGCGACAAAAGCAAAAATGGAAGCTTTAGAGAAGCTTGTGGATGTGATTGCAAAATATGGTGAGATTGAAGCTGCTTTGAAAATGCATGAGCTTCAGAATTTTGACTTACAGCAAGAAGCTAAAGAAAATGAAGAGAAGGCTGATGCAAAAAGGACGTCACTTGCAAATGAATTTGTAAGTAGTATAATGGGCGCTAATCAACAAATGCCACAGCGTCAAGCTGATATGGCACAACTTTAAGAGGTAGTTATGGCTGGTAGAAGAATTGATGATCACAGCTTTTGGGCTGGTTCAAAAGGCAGTGCATCTGTATTTCCAGATGGACCACACAAGGTAAAAATGGAAAGTTCAGCAGAAGGCGCAGGGGCTCCTTCAAAATATATTGATCAAACGGAAGATGTCAGAAAACAACAAACTGATGGCACTTCTCAGATCAAAAAGCATCAAGGCAAACTTCCTGAATATAGAAACTAATTCTGATAGGTTTCGGGGTGACTTGTCGTGATTGGAACCCCTATTATCTCTAAAAAGAGGGCATATGAAAAATACAAAGACAGTTCAGTCTTATAAAAATACTGCTGCTGAAAAAAACAGAAGTACTTTAAAGAATTCTAATTCTGGTTTTGCAGATCCTGCTCGCATTAAAGAACAGAATCCGCAAGATAAACCAAAAGATGGTGTAGGTTCTCCTTGGGATTTTCGTTGCCCACAATATGATCAGAGATCATCTAACTTTGTAAATGCTGGTACACATTACAAAGTTAGATGATCT